TGCGCTCAAGGGCAATGTGCTGGGCGCGGTCAAGGACACACCATGGGATAACGACGATGATTAAGGGAAAACACTCACTGGCTATAGCGGCTCTCACGGCGATCGCTGGAATGCCACAGGTATTCCGCACCAAGCGCACGGCGCCCAGGGTGGTCGGACTTGGCAAGGATCAGGACGCCAAACTCAAGGCCGAACTGAAGCGCGAGCGCAAGGCCGCCAAGCGACGATTGCATGGCCTCTGAGGCGATCACGCCAGAACAACTAGCCCTCCACCTGGATGACCCAGCCTGGAGGCTGAGTAATCTCTACAAGATCATCGTCAAGGGCGACGACGAGGAAGACGGGCTGGTCATCCAGTTCAAGCCCAACCGCCCACAGCGCCGGCTGATTCGCCGGCTGCACCATCGCAACATCATCCTGAAGGCCAGGCAGCTTGGGTTTACCACCCTCATCGCTATCCTGTGGCTGGATACCGCGCTGTTCTCGAAGTCTCCCATCCGCTGCGGCATCATCGCCCAGGACAAGGAAGCGGCCGAAGTCATCTTCCGGGATAAGGTGAAGTTCGCCTACAACAACCTGCCCGAAGCTCTGCGCCTGGCCATGCCGCTATCCAAGGATTCGGCCAGCGAACTGATGTTCGCCCATAACGGGTCGAGCATCCGGGTGGCGACGTCGATGCGATCCGGCACGATTCACCGGCTGCACGTCTCAGAGTTCGGGAAAATCTGCGCCAAGTTCCCCGACAAGGCGCGCGAGGTCGTGACCGGATCGATCCCGGCCGTGCCGAAGTCCGGGATCCTGGTGATCGAGTCGACCGCGGAAGGCCAGGAAGGCGAGTTCTACAAGATGACCAAGCGGGCCATGGACATCAGGAAGCAAGGCACGCCGCTGACCGAGAAGGACTACCGTTTCCACTTCTTCCCCTGGTGGGAGGCGCCGGAATACGAGCTTGACCATGATGCCGTGCTGTTCACTGACGGCGATCGCAAGTATTTCACCGAACTGGAAGCGCTGATAGGCCGGCCCATCAGTGCGCGCAAGCGCGCCTGGTACGTCAGCACGCGCGATACCGACTTCTCGGGCGACCCGTCGAAAATGTGGCAGGAATACCCGTCGACCCCGGACGAGGCTTTCCAGGTGTCGACCGAGGGCTGCTACTACGCCGAACAGATGGCCAAGGTACGCAAACAGCATCGCATCGTGCGCGGCCTGCCCGTGCTTCCGGTGCCTGTAAACACCTTTTGGGACGTCGGCCGCGGCGACATGACGGCGATATGGTTTCACCAGTACGCCACCCTGCAGCATCGATTCCTGCGCTACTACGAGAACAGCGGCGAGGAATTGAACCACTATGCCGCCTACCTGATGCGGATGCAGGCTGAACACGGCTTCATCTATGGCACGCACTACCTGCCGCATGAGTGCGACTACAAGCGGATTGGCGAGACTCCGGACACGAACCGGAGCATCAAGGAAATGCTCGAAGCCCTGCTACCTGGCCAGCGCTTCGAGATTGTGCCGCGCATCACCGCCGTCATTACCGGGATCCAGGCGACCCGATCGGCCATGGCATCGGCCTGGTTCGATGAGGAAGGCTGCGCTGAAGGGATCCCGCGCCTGGACAACTACAAAAAGAAGTGGAACAACGTCATCGGCGCATGGTCGGACATCCCGCTGCACGACGCGAACAGTCACGGCTCTGACGCTTTCCGGCAATGGGGCCAGGAAGTCGACTCGGGCAACAGCTTCGCCAACACGCCGGCTGGATCCAAGCCGTTCAGGCGCCGCGGTTCACCCATGGCGGTGTAACCCACAAGCCGCCTTCGGGTGGCTTTTTTGCGTGCCTAGCCTATTAGAGTTCTTGGCCATGGCTGCCCAAATCGATACCCGCAAAGCCCATCTATCGCGCCGGCATGGCGACCTGATGGCCATCTACACCTGGATCAATGACGAGCGCGCGATGGTTCTCATCCCGCATCTGCGACCTGGCTCGCCCTGGTATGTCGTCATGGAGTCCGCCGCCTTCAAGTACGACGACACGCGCTACCTGGCGAAGCAATGCGCCGTTGCCTGCGATGTGCTGGGCATCGAGCCGACCGTGAAGAACTGGTCGCGCGTGGGCACCATCATCAACGAGGGATTGCCCGACCTGGTGCGCATGCCATCCGCTCCCCCCAACGAGGTCGAGAAGGCCGCGATCGGCGCCATGAAGCTGATGGAAGACGGCAAACAGATCGGCGGCGAGGACATCAGGCTCGAAAAGGAAACCGGGGTTTCGTATGGCTGAGTTCGAGGACATCCGCACCGTCACCGGCCTGGCGTCGGGCGATCGCTACTCGGACGAGATTGACGCCGGGATGGGCGAGGATCCTGATACCAAGCCGCCGCACCCGATGGAAACCGATGAGGCGCACAAGCTGCTGCGCCAACTGCTGTCCTGGTACTACCACGAACGCGACAAGCAATCTGCCAACCGCCTCGACATGGCGATGGACGGCGACTTCTACGACAACATGCAATGGGATGAGAACGACGCCCAGGATCTTCGCGCCCGCGGCCAGATGCCACTGGTTTACAACGAAATCGCCCCGATGGTCGACTGGATCATCGGCACCGAGCGCCGCATGCGCGTGGACTGGTCAGTCCTGCCGCGCACCGAGGACGATGTGCAGGCGGCCGACATCAAGACCAAGGTTCTGAAATACGTCTCGGACATCAACCGTGTGGGGTTCGCCCGCTCCAGGGCATTCGCTGACGCCATCAAGTGCGGCGTCGGCTGGATGGATGACGGCTCGCGCGATGACCCGACTCAGGACGCGCTCTATTCCAAGTACGAAGACTGGCGCAATGTGCTGTACGACTCAGCGAGCTACGAGCTTGACCTGTCCGACGCGCGCTACTTGTTCCGCTGGCGCTGGGTCGACGAGGACGTGGCCATGGCCATGTTCCCCGATCGCAAGGACAAGGTGCGCGATGGCGTCGAAAATGCCGATGGTTTCGATACCGAAGACCTGGGCGACGTTTGGTTCATGGGCGAGAAGCTGGAGCCGACCGGCCGCCTGAATGGCATGGGATCCGCTTCGATGCTCGACACCCAGCGGCGCCGGGTGAAGCTCTACGAGTGCCAGTACCGCATGCCTGCCATGTCGAGGATCGTCGACGATGGCCCGATGAAGGGCGCTTTCCTCAATGAAGGCGACAACGTGCTGGCGCAGCACGTCCAGGCGAGCGGATCCACGATTGTCGATCGCATGGTGATGCGGGTGCATTTCGCCGTGTTCACCGAGGCCGCGCTGCTGTCGATGGGGCCAAGCCCGTACCGCCACAACCGCTTCAGCTTGACGCCGGTATGGTGCTACCGCCGCGGGCGCGATCGCCTGCCCTATGGCGTCATTCGCCGGGTGCGCGACATCCAGCAAGACCTGAACAAGCGCGCCTCAAAGGCGCTGTTCATGCTGAACACGAACCAAATCATTGCCGATGAGGGCGCGGTAGCCGACAAGAACATCGCCCGCGATGAGGCCGACCGTCCGGATGGCTACATCGAGAAGCGTGCCGGCAAGGAATTCACGATCCGGCGCGACACTGATGCGGCGACCGGCCAGCTTCAGATGATGACGCTTGCCGCGCAGTCGATCCAGAAGACTGCCAGCGTCAACAACGAGAACCTGGGGCGCCAGACCAACGCGGTATCCGGCGCTGCCATCGAGAAGCGCCAGGAGCAGGGCGCAGTCGGCACGACCGAGCCGTTCGATAACCAGCTTTTAGCCGTCCAGGTGCAGGGCGAGAAAATGCTGTCCCTAGCCGAACAGTTCTACACCGAAGAAAAGGTGATTCGCCTCACTGGCGCCAAGAACAAAGTCGAGTGGGTGCGCATCAACCAGCCGGAAGTCCAGGCGGACGGCTCGACACGCTACCTGAACGACATCACGGCCAGCCAAGCGGATTTCGTCGTGGCCGAACAGGACTATGCCGGCACGCTGCGCCAAGTGATGTTCGACTCCCTGCAGCAGCTCGTCCAGAAGCTCCCGCCTGAAGTCGGCTTGCGCCTGTTCACCCTGGCCATGGAGTTCTCCGACCTGCCAAACCATGAAGACATCGCCAACGAGATTCGTCGCATGACGGGCGATCCGGATCCGAACAAGGAATTGACGCCGGAAGAACAGGCGCAACAGGCACAGCAAGCCCAGGCCCAGGCCGACATGCTGCAGATGCAGCAGGAACAGTCCAGGCTCGCAGTCGAGCAACTGGCCGCAACGGTGCGCGAAATCAATGCCCGCGCCGACAAGATAGAGGCCGAAGCCCGACAGATTGACGGCGGCGGCCAGGATCCGGAATTGACCCAGCAACTCGACGGCATCCGGCGCGAGGCATCCGATCAGATCCAGGTGCTATCCGAACAACTGCGACAGGCCCAGGCCGACCTGGCCGATCGCACCATGCAGATCAACAAGGAAGCGGACACCGAGCTTGAGAAAGCACGCATCGAGGTTGCCTCCAGGATCCGCATTGCCGAAATCCAGCAGGAAACCGACACCAGGGTCGCCGCCTTGCAGGCGCGGCTCGACGCTTTAACCACCACTGAGGGAGCAACATCATGAGATTCCAATTTATCAAGAGCGCGGCGCTATGGTTCTTCGTATTCCTGCCGGTTGTGCTGGTGGGCTTCGTCGTGGTGCCGTTCATGCTGCGGACAAAGTGGGACGGCAAGACAACCTGGTGGGGCAATTTCAAGTACGGCCGCGGCGACACGCACTACAAGAAGCCATCGAAAGGCATCTTCTGGCGGCAATGGATGTTCCTGTGCCTACGCAACCCCGCTTCCAACTTCGGTAAGCGCGTCCTGTCCGTCAAGGATGCACCCTGGGTGTGGCTGTATGACGCCCATGTCATCGGCAACCTGTATTGGAAATTCGGCTGGAAAGACCCGGTACCCGAGAACGACTACCTGCGCACGTTCGTCTTCCGGCCGTGGTTTCACGACGCTAAAGGGAGTTGAACATGGTTGTTGATGTAGACCTGGCGCCCCTAATCGGGGTGTCAATCACCTTGGCCATTGCTGTTGTAGGCGCCTGGTGGGCCATGGCAAAAATGTTCGTGAGCCAGTTCGAGCGGCGTCAGAACGAGCGCTTCGACTCCTTGCAGAAGGATCTCGACGGACACATGACCAGGCAGGACGGCGTTATGAACGAAATGCGCCGGCTTGAAGACAAGCTGGCAAATGCCCAGGTGGAAGCGGCCCTCAAATTCCAGACCAAGGACGACGCCGGCAAGCAGTTCGGCCAGGTTATCCAGGAAATACGTGGGCTTGGATCGCGCATCGATGCGCTGCACGGGCGCTATTCGGGGATGCAGGGGAGTCAGTGAGCGCAGCGGATAAGACCGAAGGCCGGTCTATCCACTTGTGCATTGATATATGGCTGACGCCTCCAGATCCGGTATCGGTCGGCCCGGCATTGCCGGCCTGGGAAATTGGCGGCGGGTTGTTGAAAGAAGCGACCGCGATGCTGGGTAACTCATTGGAGGCCGAGGGTTTCGTGGTGAAGATCAAGACTCAGAGAGTGGTGTACTGATGGACGAAGCAGACCAGTCAGACAAATTCATCGATGCGGAAATAGCCAGCGGCATCAACCGTGCGACCAACGCGATCGAGAAGCCGAAGACATTGCCGTACATCGGCGTGTGCCACTGGTGCGAGTCTCCGGTAGACCAGGGGCGGATCTTCTGCAGCAAGGAATGCTGTGACGATCATTCCCATGATGCGAAGCGGCGCTTGGAGTGCGGGCTGTGAAGCTGGTCGAAGACTGGAAGCTGCTGTTGCGCAAGGCATGGAGCGTGCGCCTGGGGGCGTTCGCCGCTGTTCTGTCTGGCGCTGAAGCTGTGCTACCGCTGCTGTCCGACAGGTTCCCGCGCGGCACCTTCGCCATTCTGACCTTCGTTGTCGTGGTGGGCGCGATGATCGCCCGCTTTGTTTCCCAGCCGAGGATGCGCAAATGACCGAGTTGACCCCCATACAAGAAGCCAAGGCATTCAACCTGCTGTCGGTGCTGACGGCCGTTGTCGTGCTGTCGTACCTTGGCACCGGGATCTATGCCCTGTTCACCAGGATGATTTCCTGGGAAGTGTTCTCTGGCGCCTTCGGGTCGCCGGCCACGATGCTTCTCGGGTATTGGGTGCGGGGCAAGGACGCATGAACGCTCGCAATGTCCGGATCGCTGTCGCGTCGATCGCGTTTTCCGCGGCCGGCCTGGTCGGGATCCTGCAAAGCGAGGGGTACACCGATCGCGCGATGGTGCCGACGAAGAACGACCGTCCGACTGTCGGGTTTGGCTCGACCTTCCGTGATGATGGCGCACCGGTTCGGATGGGTGACACGATCGACCCGGTTTCAGCCGTGGTGCGCAGCGTGGCGCACATTCGCAGGGATGAGACTGGCCTGAAGCAATGCCTGACCGGGGCCATGTACCAGGGCGAATAC